GAATAAAGACAAAAGGGTTATATATTCTCGAAGTAAAAAAAGACGAAGCTTTTATAAATAATTTTTTGCTTCGTGTACTTGAAGCAGAATACATGCTTGATTACATGAACATGGGAGTATCTGCTTACGAAGCATTATTACTAATGACAAAAAAAGAAAATGATTAACTTTATAAGAAGAGGTGTTTCTAAAATAGTACCAATACAACAGCATGAATTAAATAATGCTGTTGTATGTTCTATACTCACAACTATTCAAGAAGACAAGCCTATTATTTTTAATAATGTTGAACAATTCGACATTGTTGTACTTGCTAAGATAATTAGAAATAAATTTCTTTCTTTTTCTAAACAAAGAAATAAAGAGTTGTCTGAAATGACTCCACTTGAATATGCAGAAATGTATGAGTCAATAAACGGTAACCCGTTAGTATTTTTAAATAATTATCAAAACTATCTTGGACCAATAGAATGAAAGAATTAAATAGGAAGATTTTATTGAAAAAAATAGAAACACTTAAAGAAGGCAAAGCATTCATAGATGAGTTGCATATAAAAAATAAGTTGTTTCATTTTGATGATGACCCAATTGATATAGAATGCTTTACTCCATTTGAAGCACATCATGTTGATTGCAGGGTAACTGAACTATTTAAAATAGAAGATTGGGAAGAGTTCGAGGATCCATTCGGGTATGCACTACATATTTTTAATAAATAACACTTAAATTTTTTAGTATGGCAGATTTTGGTAAAATTAATCTGGCGGCTTTGCCTTCTCATAAGATAGCTAAGTTCGCCGTCAAGGGTAGTAAAGAAACAATCGAATGTATTGTTATTCCTATCGAAAAGAATCATTTGTACAAAAGTGAAAAAGGCAATGTATATCTTGATATTGTTGCCTTTAAATTAAAAGAACCTATGCGCGACGAAGACGGCGCAGTACAGCAAACCCACCTGGTTAAACAATCATTGTCGAAAGAAATTCGTGCCGCTATGTCAGATGATGACAAAAGAAACCAGCCAATTATTGGTAACTTGAATATTTTCGAGGGCGGTTCATATCAAGAAAAAGAGGCTACACCAGATGAATCAATATCAGTGCCTGCTGATGGTAGTGATTTACCATTTTAGCGTATAACTATGGAAAAGCATACAAGAGCGCCGCCCATTGGGTACTGATAAATATTTGTTCTAAAATTGTTAATAAATAATGACGCAGTGGAAAGACACTGGGAAGTGTGGTGGTGGAATTGGTAGACGCTAAAGATGATGCAGGTTCGAATCCTGCCCACACTACAAGAATTAAAAGTATGATAAGGCTATATACATTTCAAGAAGAACTAATCATAGAAATAAAACTTGCTATGATTAGCGGACATAAAAATATATTAGTACAATCTCCGACTGGTAGCGGTAAAACTGTAGTATTCTCTTCTATAGTTTATGGTGCAGAAGCTAAAGGCAGAAAATGTCTTATTCTAACAGATAGAATAGAGTTATTAACTGGAAGTGAAGGAACACTTGCTAAATTCGGAATTAAAACTACTAATATATTACAAGGCTCAAAATACCCACCAAAAGCATACAATCACTGTATAGCAATGAGCCAAACATTAAGAAGAAGATTGAACAAACAGGAATGGCTTGATTTTATTTCTACTTTTGATATAGTAATAATAGATGAAGCGCATATACAAGAGTTTAATATCTATTTTGAAAAAGACGCCTTCAAATCAGTACCGTTCATTCTCGGATTTACTGCTACACCAAAAAGATTAAAAAAACAAAGACAATTAAAAGAAGATTATACTAAACTAATAATAGGTCCTCAAGTACAAGAATTAATAGAGGAAGGATTTTTAGTTGAAGATAAATATTATGCTCCAAGACATTTTGATACATCAAAATTAAAAATAAATAGTTTTGGTGACTTTAAAGAATCAGATATGTTTAAGAAAATAGAACATAGTATAAGTTATCAAAGTGTAATAGACAATTGGAAGAAAATAGCAAATAATTCAAAGACACTTGTATTTTGTGTAAATATAGAACACACAATGAAAATGTGCGCAGAGTTTAACAAAAATAATATTAAAGCAAAATTCATTACATCATCAATTTCAAAGCCCAAATTTGACATCAATTTCAATGATGAGCAATTCATAAGGTATCAACAAAAAAAGTTGTTATATGAGACGTATTGCGACCACATGAGCAAATATTCAGGGAACCGCCATGAAGTAATTTCAGAGTGGAAAAATGGCAAATTTAATGTACTTGTTAATACTGGAATTTATACTAAAGGTTATGATTATAAACCATTAGAAACAGTTATTGTATTACGTGCAACAACTTCAGAAACATTATGGCTACAAATGATAGGCAGGGGAAGTAGAATATATGAAAATAAAAGTCATTTTAATATACTTGATTTTGGTAGCAATGCAGAAAGACTTGGATTATACAAACAAGATAGAGAATGGGTTTTAGATGGTAACTATTCTACGTCAGAAGGTGTTGCTCCTGTAAAAGAATGTGGAATAATAAGAGGCAAAGAAAAAAAAGACAAAAATGGAAAAGATGGCTGTGGTAGTCTAATACTTGCGTCAAGAAAAATATGCAATTATTGTGGTTATGTATTTGAGCAAGAAAAAGTAGAAATAGATGTCGACTTAATACAAATAGAATACGGTGAACCATCAAAATCAAAATATAATGGAATTGACTTTGCAAGACTTGAACGACAAGCAGAAGAGCGTGGATATAAATTTGGATGGGTAATAAACAGAATTATAGCCGAAGGCGGCTATGATGCAGTAAAAGCATTCAGAGATTATAAAGAGTACAAATCGCAATGGCTATGGAGAGTAAAAAAGCAATATAGGGCAGCACTTGACAGGTATGAAGAAAAAATGCGTAATTCAGGGATGCAAGAACAAGATAAAAGCGAAAGGTTATTGTTCTAAGCATTATTTACAATACTGGAGAAAGAATAATATTGAAAAAGCAACTTACCTTAATCTGAAGCATAATGCTATTCGACGTGGAAAGAGTTTTGATTTAAGCTTTGATGATTTTTGTAAATTTGCAAAAAAATTTAAGTATATTGCTGGTAAAGGAATAAGTAAAGAGTCGCTCCATATAGATAGAATAAATGAAGAGCTTGGATATTCAATAAATAATATACAAGTATTAACTAATTCTGAAAATGTAGTAAAGTGGCTTGATTATTATTACGATGAATTAGGAAGAAAAATGATTTTTAAATTTAAGAAAAATGAATATACTAAAAAGAGCAGACGAGATAATGAATGCCCGTTCTGAAGAAAAAGACAGAGAATATGGCCCATTTGTAGAGTCAATTAAGCGTGCAGCTATCATAGCTACACAAATGTGTGATATAGAAATAACTCCAGAAATATTCTGTAAGTGTTTAATAGCCCTTAAACTTGGTAGATTAAAATTTAACATAAAGGATGATACCCTTCTTGATGCTGTCGCGTATATCGATGGATTGCAAAAAATAAGAGACAGTCAAGATGGCAGATTTTTTTTAGACCCAGCAGATTGGGAAAATTATGCTAAAATTAAAGGTAAAGACGAAGAAAATGAATAATAACTACGAAAAACGGTATAAAAACTTGCTAAAGAAAATATTGGCAAGTGGTTATGAAAATCAAGCAAGAGATGGCAATACTCGCGTATCTTTATTCGGCGAAAGTTTAGAGTTTAATAATATCATGGGATTATTTCCAATGCTTACATCAAAAAAAATGTTCTTTAAGAATATAAAATATGAACTTTCGTGGATGCTAAGCGGATTAACAAACATAAACTATCTTAAAAGTAATGCTGTTTCTATATGGGATTTGTGGGCTGACGAAAATGGAGAAATAGGTGATACTTATGGCAAACAATTAAGAAGCTTTAATGGCATAGACCAATTAAAATTAATTTTAAAAGAACTTGAAACAACGAATAATAGTAGCAGGCTTGTTATTTCACTATGGAATCCGGTTGCTATATCACAAGGAAACATAAGACCTTGTTATCATTCTTTTCAATTTGTGCCAATAAATAAGTATTTACATATAAATGTTTCTCAAAGAAGTGCAGATGCTTTTATTGGGTTACCTTACGATATTTGTGTATTCTCTTTATTATTAAGACTTGTAGCTGATGCTTATAATTTTATACCTGGTGTAGTAAAAATAAATATAGGCAATTTACATATATATAAAGAGCACAAGGAACCAATAGTAACTTATTTGAATAATCAAGAATATGATTTACCAAATATATATAATGGTCAAAGAAAAGTAATTAACTTTGAAGTAAGTAAAGTACAATTACGAAATTATAAATCATGCGAATTTATTAAAGCTAAAATAGTTATTTGATATGAAAATTAAAAAAGTAAGAGAAGTCAAAACCCCATCAAGAGGTACCTCACTTTCAGCAGGTATAGATTTTTATGTTCCGTATGATTTTAAAGGAACTGTACTACTACCCAATAAATCAATAGTAATTCCATCTGGAATAATTGTAGATGTGCCAAAAGGACATGCGTTAATAGCATTCAATAAAAGTGGCATTGCAATAAATAAAGATTTTCAGGTAGGCGCGTGTGTTGTAGACGAAGATTACCAGGGTGAAATACATATACATTTGACTAATATAGGAAAGAAAGTGAGAGTGATTGAACCTGGTGATAAAATTATTCAATTTATCTTAATACCTGTACTATATGATGCTGTAGAAGTTGTTGACATACTTTTTAGTAGTGAAACAGAACGTGGTAGTGGATGGAAAGGTTCCACTGGCACTAAATAAATTAAGGAATGGAAGTTACTATTTTCAAATCAATGACTTCTCATGTGCCTCAATATTTTGAAGTGCATGAAGTATTAAAAAGAATTAAAAATGGTACTAACAAAAAATTAATAGATGAGATAAGAAGCGAAAAAAATCATGAAAAAAGAGAATTATTAAAAAAGAAACTTATATGGATTTGTTTCTCTGGTAAGTTTAGAAAAAGATTAAATTCTGAATTAATAGAACATTCTGGGCTAATATGTTTAGATTTTGATAATTTTCCAAATATACAAACTCTTAACACCTGGAGAAGCAAAATAAAGAAAGATAAATTTACTTTTGCTTTGTTTACTTCTCCATCTGGTAATGGATTAAAAGTACTCGTAAAAATACCTAAATGTAAAAACAACGACGAACATAATCTAAGGTTTGACGCATTATCTAAGTATTGGGTAAAATGTAAATATTTTGATAATAATGTTAAGGGTGTGTCAAGAGTATGTTTTGAAAGCTATGACAAAGATGTTTATATAAATAACGACTCTTTTACTTATGTTGGTATATCTAAACAAGAAATTGAACCACCAAACAGTAAAAGAGTATTGACTGAAATGATTGACACAGATAGTTTTAGTGTGTTTCAAAAATTACTAACATGGTTTGAGTCTAAATATAATCTAAAAAAAGGTAATAGAAACGAAAGCTTATTTTATCTTGCATCTGCATGTAGAGATTTTAACATACCTAAAAACTCAGCAGTAGTAATGGTATCAAACTATGCATCAAAAAACGCAGAAGATTACCAGTCAATAAGTAAAGAAATACCATCAATACTAAAATCTGTTTATTCTCGTCCTGGACAAAATAAAAAGATGAACCTATTGCCTTTTGTTGACATTGCGATGCCACAAGATGAATCAATAATACTTGATGATGGATTTACTCTTGAAACATTAGAAAGTGAAATTAAAAATAAAGAATTAAAAGAAGTACCAGACGAAGTAATATTTTGGAAATGGGGTTCTACTGCATATAAAATTGACTTTCTTGCATTAAAACAATTTCTTCAAGACCAAGGCTTTTATAGGTATGAGTTAAGTGAAAAAGATTTTCTTTTTGTAAGAGTAATAGAAAATACAATTCAAGAAAGAGATGTACGGCATATAAAAGATTTTTTATTAAAATGCCTGCACAAATGGGATAAGCCTGAAATATACAACATGATTGCAGGAAATACTAAATTTAAAAAAGAGTATTTGAATTATCTTGACCCAATAGAGATAAAATGGAATAAAGACACAAAAGAACATGCTTGGATTTATTTTGAAAACACAGCTGTGCAAATAAGTAAAGATAAAATAAAACTTGTTGATTACATTGATTTAGAGGGATTTATTTGGAAAAGCCAAAAATTAAAAAGAAATTTCTATCCTGTTGATAAAAAGTTATTTATTAATTGTGATTTTTCTAAGTTTATTAATAATATATGTCATAGTGATGAGCATAGGATAAAATCATATAGAACAGGTATTGGTTATTTAATACATGGATTTAAAAATAAGTCTACTGTTAAGGCGGTAATATTTAATGATGAAATAATATCAGAAGATGCTATGGGTGGTACAGGCAAGGGTCTTACTATGCAAATAATCGGGCACATGAAAAATGTAGTTATAATACCTGGTGCTGATTTTAATACTGGTAAAGAATTCGCATGGCAAAGAATAAATTTCGATACTGATATAGTACTTATAGATGATGTTGAGAAAAACTTTAAATATAAGAAATTATTTACTTTTTTAACTGATGGCTGGCCTGTAAGAAAATTATATCAAGATGAAATATTTATGTCACCAGAAGACTCCCCTAAAATAGCAATAAATACTAACTATATATTAAAGGGAGATACAGATAGTTATGCAAGAAGAAAATTTGAATTAGAATTATATCCTCATTATAATAAAAGCTATCAGCCAATAGATGACTTTAAACGCGAGTTTATAACTGAGTGGCCAAAAGAAGAGCAAAACCTTTGCGATAATTATTTAATGTTTTGTGTACAGGAATTTTTTAGATATGGGCTAGTAGAGCCACCGTATGTTAACCTTAAGTATAAGAAACTTGTGCTTAATACATCTGAAGACTTCGTTTCATTTGCAGAATCATTTTTAACTAATGACACAAAGTATTCTAAAAAAGATTTATTCATATATTACAAAGATGAACATAATCTTAAGTATAGTGAATTTCCTACCCAAAGAATATTTACTAAATGGATGGAAGTTTGGGGTAACTATAATAATTGGAAATTTAATAGTAGGTCTGGAGCTGGTGGAATATTTTTTATTTATGGTACTGGCGAAAATGATTTTAGTATACCTGGTAATAATACTTTAGTATTTTAGATATGATACACATTTGGATTGAAGATAAGAATTATATGCCTGGGCCGGACTCATCCCATACTAAAAAGTGGAGTTGTGAAAAATGCAATGCAACATTACATGAATGGATTGGATTTAAAAATGGTAAATTAAAAAAGTTCTATTACATATTTGTAAAAGATACTCAATACGGATTAGATTATAAATGTACTAAAAATTTTAATTATGAAAGAAGGAATTGTGTCTCTACTGTTACTGTTAGTAGTAATATTATTAACGGTCAATACGTGTTTAATTTTGAAGAGTAATGAACGGGTTATGTTTAAACTTGACTCAGTTTATAAGTCGCAAGCATATAAAGATTCTATTTATTCATAATGATTCTGTTGCTATTGGACATCAGGGTTATTTATATTCTAAATATCACAGAAAATATATAAAATGAGCAGAGGAGTAGCTGGTGAAGCCAGATTGCAAGCTAAGTGTGCACAATGGTTATGGAATACATATCCTGAAACAAGAGGTTGTTTTTTGCTTATAGATAATAATGCGACAAGTGCTATAGGTACATTGCAAAAAAGAGCAATGGGTATGGTTAAGGGTGCTGCTGATACTATGTTTTTTTGGCGTGGTGATTTATATTTTTTTGAATTTAAGATTGGCAACAATAAACAATCTGAAGCTCAAAAGAATTTTGAAAAAATAGCATTAATACATGCTAAAAATTATAGCGTTATATATACATTTGAAAATTTTTGTGAAGCCATTAAATCAATTTTAAGGCTTTAAAAAAATAAGGCAATGGTTTTATTAACTTTTTAAAAATAATGCAACACGTAAGCCCGATTGCGACCACATTGGATTTTTTAAATATTTTTAATATGAGCAAAATTATAGTTGACCATGAAGAATATGGGAAAGTTCTTTTTGATACTGAAACGCAGATGTATAATTACTTTCCTAAACGAGCATCTACATATTTTTATTTGAATAACAAAAGAGAAGTATATTTTAATAATGTTACTACTTTTTTAGAATCTGATTTTAATCAAGCAGTAATACCATTTGTCTGTAGTGAAATTGGTACTAAAGGTAGAAGAACATTTTGTGAATTAATTGATTGGACGAATAAACTGATGATATTCTTTAACGTTGAAATGATTAACAGTAGATGGACACCAAATAAAATAGAAAATTTTAGGAAGCATAAATGCTATTTTGTTATAGTAGCAAAAAATAATGCAGCATTAAATGATTTTATTATATTATCTGCTATATCTATAGACGAAGCAAAAAGAAAAAGGGAGATACCTCTGTACCTCCCTTAAAACCAATAAACCAAAAACCAAACTAAACCTCAGAAGTTAAATATTTCTTTTTTTCTCGATATACATATCAATAGCAGAAGCTATAAACCTGGTAGCAGAGTCAAAAAGGCGTAATTCTGTTTCTTCACTTGTATTTTTGAAATTTATTTTCTCATTTAGTAAATCAGTAATATACTGCCTACTTGTTTCATAATTACCAGAAAGCACAGAATCAATAATTGGTTTTAATTTTTCTTTCCAATTTGGATTAATTTTATCAAACCCCATATCATCAATACCTCTTACGAGAGTTTTAATAATAAGTCTTTTAAACATGTTAAAAAATGTCCCTTTTAACTTAATAGCGTTAGTTAACACTTCAATTAAGAAGTTTTCTTGTTCTGGAGTAAAAAGCCCTTTTCTGTTTGTCATTTTGATATTTTTTTAATAGTTAAAAATTTTTTTCCTTTGTGAAGTAAACCACCGCCCCCGAGTATAATACCAATTGTTTCAATAAATTCTATTTGTTCAAGCGGTAGTAAATTAGGCAAAAATAATTTTATAAAATTAGCAAGTAACACTATAACCATGCCTGCTGATGTTTTTTTACCATTTATGTATTTCCATGTTTTTTGCCACATAGTATTTTTATTATTACTATTATAGATATTACTATCCAAAATAGTAAAGTTAATAATGCTGGTATGTATTGTTTTAATTCATTCATTTTGGGTCATATTCTATGTGGATGTGAGAAGGTTCGTTTACTACATCATAATCGGGACCGAGGGCGGTTTTTAACCGGGCAATAAATTCTTCTACCCTTAATCCAACGTGCCAGCGGCGCATATCAAAAGCATTGCCTTCGTAATGCTTACTTCCCTTCATGTGTGTTCCGTCAAAAATGGCGGTAATTACCATTTCTACACCAATCATTTCCCGATGTAAACGGTCAGCTTCCTGCATAGCAACGGTAATCTGGTTGGTTGGAGCCAGACGAACGGGCTTCCCGTTGTGCATGGCGAACACCTGTGTATAAACTCCGTCTTTAAATTTCATTTTATTTACTTTTAAATATTAGTTCTTTGTTCATCTTGCCCTTTTTGAGTTATTTTAGTGTTAAGTAAAAATGTAGTCAATACGTCAATCTTTGCAACAACTTTTTCATTCGATTCTTTAATGTTTTCCCTTAATTCTTTGTTGGATTCGTAAATACTATCCTTTATCTTTTCAAAGGCTTTTGCATTATCTTCCTTATGTTGGTCAAAGTCTTTTTTCATATTTTCCCTATCTTCTTCTAACTGTTTTAGTCGGGGTCTGTCTGTTTGCCACACAATGAATGAAGTCAATAGTGTTCCCAAAAAACCTAAAGTCGTAATAACCGTTATTACATCTAATTTTTCCCATGACTCTTTCATAAAAAGTAAAAACACAAGTCCGTCCATAATATCTTTGTTTTCATATATACTTTACTTCTTAAAGTACCATAGAATATCATTCTACTAAATTTATTTTTAATAATTTACCTCTCGATTCGTCATATCCGTCAAAATTTGTTACAAACCCGTAACCTCCTAAGAAGATAATTTCATTACCAAAATACCCATTCAGTGAGCAAGTTATTACTGTATTTAAATCATTTCTGTCAAATACCTGTATGTTTCCATCTAATGTTGTACTGTAAACATAATCATCAATAGCTCCTAAAGCATAAGTTGATTTTAGAGATATTCCAGTTAAACTTAAATCAGAAGCCTTAATCTGAACCCCTCCATAGCCGTAATTACCTGAACCAGGTGTAGAATAAACGTATTCTGAACCTACATAGCAATAAACTTCCGAACCTGTATCTATCGTTGCTAAATCATCAGTAGCCTTTCTTACATAGTCTGAAATTTCTACTTCCGTATAACTTAAATCCGATAAATTGACTTTGGCAAAATATATTGGATCTGTTTCTCCATACGAAACATTAGTTACATACATAACCCCATTATCAGAATCCAGTTTTGCAGCGTGTCCCCTTATTCTTCCCCATGTAGTACTGGCCACTAACTCCATATCAGATAATCGTATTTTAAAAAATTGAGATGATGATGTGTGGGTTACCCCATAAATATAAACCCCATCAGTTACAATAGCAAAAGACTCCCTTGAAATTAATGAATTATAGACAGTAGTGTCAATTAATGTCATATTTGAAGGGTTTATTCTCATAATACTAACTACTTTGGAAACTCCGTTATCATATATCTGACTTGTGTAAATTGTATTATTGTCTGAATTATAAGCCATTGATTCAACATCTCTGTTTGCCCCTACACTATAAGACCCAACTTCGGCAAGGGTAGAAGCATTGTATTTTATTATTCTTGCTATCTCCGTGGGCGTAGTGTTACTTATCCTTTCTCCAACATAAATATAGGTTCCATCTGTTATTAAGCTATGTGCCATCTGGAATCCAGCACTTGAAGAATCAGCTATTAAAGTTGCAGGACAAAACAAATTACTTGTTTCTATTATTGTTGAATCTCCATAATAAGACAATAATAATTTCTTGGGCGAAGAAATTTGACCTTCACAAGAAAGGAGTAAAATTGATAATATGGCTGTTAAAAATATTCTCATTACCAAGTATTTAATGCAATTCGTTGCGCAGCACCAAGCAGCCCCTATCATTGCTGCCACAGATGCTTTAAATTGGTTCAAGTCAATCATTTTTGAAATCTTTTATTCGTAATAATCTGGTTTTGTTCTTTTTTGCTAATAGTTTTCATTATAAATCAAACTTTTTGATGAATACGCTGGTAAATCCATAGCCAGTACCTATTACATATAAGTTTGAATTATCAGGAGAAATATACATTCCCCTTGTTCCTCTACTATTTAAGTTAATTTCATTATCATTCCCGAAAAACGGGAACCATGCAGGACTTACACTATATTCAAATACATAACCGGGAGAAAAAGTTAATACATAACTTTTCGACCCATCAGAATTAAATGCTATATCATACAATGATGCACCTGACTCATAAATCTTTTGAAATGTATTATTATAACTACCACTAATAAAAGAAGCCGTTGTAACGTTCCAAGGAGTACTTAATTCATAAGTATAAACAACATCTCCATTATCGGAAGATATACCAGATACATACATCCACGTTCCATCATTCTTAAAAAACAAACCAGTTGGATAATACACTTCTGAAGGAAGATAAAAACTACCAGCATATAAAGGATTAGAAATAGAAAAGGCTGAAGATAAATTATATTGTTTAACTGCATCTGAATAACTACTACTAAAAAACAACTTTAGTCCATCGGGAGATATAAAAAGTGAATGAGGTACATTATCGGTTGGTGATATATTCCACACATTATTTTGCGTATAAGTTGAAATATCCCACGCAGTATTTAAAGAATACTCATAAACCTTCGAAGGACCAGAAGATAAGGAGCTGGTTAAAATAAATAGTTTTGTTCCATCAGGCTTAAAC